TCTTGTTTTCTTGCTAGTGCTTCCCCAAATAATTTACCAATATCAGCCGCAACATTTCTTGGTGCAGAGTTTCTTGCTAAATCAGTTAGAGTAGTCATAACACCAACTTCACTTGCTGTTATAGTAACAGAAGTAGGGTTGATTGCTGTGTTTGCTAGATCAGTTGCATCTGCTACTGCCGCCGCCGCTACTTGGGCATAGACAGGAACTTCAACAGCTTTTCCACCACCAGAGATCGCATAGTTTTTAACTAGGTTTCTCATAATGGATTTTTCTGAAGCAACAAATTGTGCTTCTGCAACAATTTCAGTATATAGTTCTGATATTGTTGACGACGTTGTTTCGTTAGCCATTTTATTATCCTATTAAGTTTATTTGTTTAAGTTAATCTCAACAGCACCTGAATCTCGTTTTGCTCTATATTCTTGATAGGCTTTACGATCTTCTGGCTTTGTTAAGTCCAAGTCCTGTAAGTTAAAAGGTTTAACAGTTTTACCACCAATAGCACTCTGGCTTCCTGAACCAGACAATGACCCTTGACGGAAGTGTGGGTTACTATCTAAAAACTCCTTAACACGATCTTCAATTGTAAGTAGTTCTCCATTTGAGTTATATCTTACATTAGAATTATTATCAACTACTTCTATTCTACCATCATCATTATATTTAACTTCGTTCTTTAACAAAGCTACTACTTGCTGTGCATTGATAGATTTCTCTTTGTTAGCAATAGATAAAATAGAATTATCAACTTTTTCTTTTTTGATTTGATCTTTTACCTTTTGTAACTCCGAGTCTTTTTCAGATAATCTTTCTTGCATAATCTTCTCAATTTCAGATTTAGATTTAGCTTCTTTTAATTGCTGTTCTTTTAATAGTTCAGCTTTTTGAGATTCTTCTTCTTGAAGTTTTTTCTCATACTTATTTTTTTCAGCTTCTAGTCTTGATTTGATTATGTTATCTAATTGTTCTTGTGTAAAAGTTTGTTGTTTTGGTGTTTCTACTTTTACTTCTTCTTTTACTTCAGTTGCAACTTCTGGTGCAACATTTTTGTTTTCTTCAGACATTGTTTCTCCTATTATATTATTAGTTCGCCTTTGCTGTCATACCAATCAGGATTGACATAAGACCATTGATGACGACAATTATAACCACCTCTGACAACTAAAGGATTTCCAGACTTCTTGCCTTTCCAGCTTCTACTTGTCCAAAGTGAGTTGACTTCATCAATTGTGAAAAGTCCACTTTTCCTCTTGTTATATACACCAGATATTAAATTTCTGCAATGATCTCTGGTTGTTGGAATTACATCTCCATAGTATTTAACAAAAGTTAGTCCAGCATCTTTAGACTTATTAAAGTTTAAAGTTGCATCAAAATCTCTTAATGAGTCGTTTAATATCTGTCCAGCATACCTTTTCATGTTTTCTCCAGCACGATCTCTAGCAAATTTAGATTGTAATGTTTGTATAGACTTATCAACTTGTGATTGTTTTGATTTATCAAACTTATTATCATTTATATAATCAACTAATCTTTGAATCTCTGGGTCATCTGAACTAGCATAAATACCATTTATAGTTTGTCTTAATTCTTTTTCTAATACAGTAAATTCAGTTCCAACTAATGTATTCTGATAAACCTTTTCTGATAGTCGTCTGGTAAAAGTGTTTGATACATCTTTAAACTGCGTAAAATATTGTTGTTTAAGATTCTGTATTAATGCTTTATCGCCTTTAGTAAGTTCTGAAAACTTTGCTAAATCTTCTGCTGAAAGTTTATTTCTTATTCTAGCTTTTTCTAAAACAGCTTTAAATGATTTTTCAACTCTTTTAGCTTGTTTATTAAAACCTTTTCTAACAACTGTATCTGACCATTTGAGATATTCTTTTTCAAGAATAGCTTTTATCTGTGGTCTAATAGCAATAGCCGCTTGTAGTTCTATTAACTTACCATCTGTTAAAGGTAATCTACTAGCAAGAGATACTACTTCTCGTTCTATTCTATCTAATGTTTTAATTAATGTTTTGTAATATTCTGCTTCAGCAAGTTCTATTTGTTTAATTCTGTAAAGTGTTGAATCTTTTACTATATCTGACATTCATTAAATTTCCTCTTGCTCTACTTCTTGATCTTCTTGCTCTGGTTCGTCTTGTGTAAATTGACCTACTTCTGCTTGTGCATCTATCTCGTCAAAGATTTCGTTTAATTTACTATCATCATCTACAACTGCTCTAGCAATTTCTTTATCAACTTCTTTAGTAAATGTTGCAGAACCAATATTTAATGATTTTGCTTGTTGGAAATAAACTAGATCACTTGCATAATCTCTAATGTTAAATGAATCAGGATAGTTAATTTCTCCATCAAATTCTACATTTTGAAACATAGCATATAGTTTAAATAATTGTTCTTCTGCTAATTGTAAGTTATCTGCTTTTTCGGATAATCTAGCATTAAGTAATTCAAATTCTGTTTGTAGTGCTACACCAGATGATATGTTTGTCTTTTCAGTTCTTACTGCCCCTGTGTGTGCAATTCTATTTATAGATTGTACTTTGTTGTTAATAGAATCCATAATAGCTTGTAAGTTTTGACCAGATGGTTGAAGTAAATATGGTTTTAAGTTTGGTTCTAATTCATCAGGCATTTCTATAACTGCACCAGCACCAGCACTTGCATTTACACTTGGTGTTTTAACTAATGATGGGTGGTTAGTTAATCTAATTAACTGTTCCATTTCAGAGTATTCGTTGTAGATAGATTTTTGCAGATCAGCTATATCAGTTAAATCAGATTGACCAATTCCTCTTTTGTGAGATTTAGAATTGTATAAAATAACTGCTGGTATCTTGCCAATCATATTAGGTACAGTATCCATCAATTTAGGTTCTTCTCTATCTGGCATATACACAGTATCTATTCTATCACGATACCAAATTCTCATGTATGTACCACCATCTCTATCAACTTCTTCTCTTACTTTTAAATAATTAAGTTCATACTTACCATTAGGCATTCTTTCATAATTCCAATCTAATACATTTTCAGGAGTAACGATTGAAACATATGGTCTTATATCTTGATCTAATTCTTCTGCTTTTGTTTCTGTTTGGATATTAGGTTTATCTAAAACCATAAAACAATGACCATAGATTGATGCGTAATTTTGTGCTTGTTTAACTACTGAATTTAAATTGTTACCCTCTAAATCAGCATCTTTTAAAAATGATTCTAAACTAGCTTCATCTTGCATAGAACCAAAATCTCTACTCGGTCTAACTCTAAATAAAAATGATGAATAAATTTGTATAATATTTTTACAATGATTATCGCATGGAGTATTAGCAAGTCTTTGATTAAACTCGTTATCTAATTCTAAATTATATCTGTTAAGATATTGACCTATCATATAGTCATAGCCACCATTATATGATCTGATGTAATATTCCCAATTATTAATTGTTTCTGAATAGTCTTTGTGGGTTTCTATTGCTTGATCTCTAGTGTATGCCATAAATTACTTCATTGTCCATCTTGTAGGAGAATTAAATCTTGCCTGTGTGGTTAATGGTTTTAAATAATCAATCATGTAACCAAGTGCGTCGTTCATATGATCGAATCCATCTTCCTTATCAGGAATATTTGTATTCTCCTTGTATATTTGTCTAGTAAGTCCTTTTATCAGCACTTTTAAATTATTACAAACAAAAATATGACGATCTCCTTTAGAATCTTTAAGCCTACTATTAACTGCATTCACTCTATCTCGTATAGCTGGGTGTTTGTGTTTTACCTTAACTTTAAATCCAGCATTTTGTAAAATAGATAAATCAGTTCTACCACCAGCAGAAGTTTTACGTTGTTTAGAAGCTGGGTCAGGGTAAGCAATTATTTGTGCTTTACTTCCATATCTATCTCTAATCTCTTGTACTAATTCATCAGTATTACTTCCATAAATAACTATCTCATCTATAAAATATAATTTTTCTTTTTCTATTTGAGCAACACAACACGACATGGGATCGACATTAAAATCGACCCCAAGATGAAAGGGTTTAGTCCAATCAATTTCTCTTGGCTTAACAACATTATCAACAGGGTGGAAATTATAATAAACACTTCCAGCATAGTTTTCAAATGTACCCTCAAACTCTTGTCTAAAAGTTCTAATATCAATATCTTGTTTAGCTTGTTCTATTTCTTCTGGTGTAACCATACCACCATCAATAGTAGTGAATTGGTAACTATCCCATTCATCATCTTGCTTACCTTTAAGATACATTTCATAACTCCAATTACCATAACCTTTAGGAGTACCACACATTAAAACACTTCCTAATGTATCAGCAACACTAGCACGTAAAACTTCAAACCATGCTCGTTTATCTATATCTGCAAACTCATCTAATATTAAAAAGTTAATTCCTGAACCTCTTAATGAGTCATAATTATCTGCACCCTTTAATGAGATTGTACTATTAGATTTTCTTATCGTAATAGTCATAGTGGTTTCGTTAATATCTTCTATCCAATTAAACTGATTAAGCATTTCTTTTAAACTAGCCCATGCAATCTCTTTAGCCATTTTAAACGTGGGTGCTACATACCATATTTTTTGTTTAGTTTTAGATGCGTACTTCATCATCTCTGTTATACAAAGATAAGTTTTACCAAATCTACGACCTGATATTAAGACTCTAAATCTAGCTTCTGAATTACTTACTTTAAG